CCGCGAAAGGAGCCTATAAATGGCAAACGTACTCACAGACCTCGCAGCCGACATCTACCGCGCTGCTGACATTGTTGGCCGCGAATTGGTCGGCGTTATTCCATCGGTGACAATCAACGCCGGATCTGAAGGCGCGGCCTTCGGTGATACCGTGCGTGCAGCATTTACCGCACAGCCGACGCTTAACGAAACTTACACGCCATCAATGACCATTCCGCAGGGTGATGATCAGACCGTGGCGAACAAGACAATGACAATCGACAAGGTTGCCAACGTCCAGATTCCGTACACTGGCGAGGACATCAAGCACCTTAACAACGGTGCCGGGTATGAAACCGTCTATGGAGATCAGATTGCGCAGGCATTCCGCACGATCACAAACAAGATCGAAACGCACGTTGCGCTTCAGTTGTCGCTTGGTTCCTCGCGCGCTATTGGTACGGCTGGCACCACGCCTTTCGGATCAAACTTCAACGAGATTGCAGAACTGCGCCAAATCCTTGTTGACAACGGTATGCCGCTCGACGGCCAAGCAACCGTTGCAATGAACTCTAACGCAGGCGTGAAGTTGCGCAACCTTGCACAGTTGCAAAAGGTCAACGAAGCGGGCGGCGAGGAATTGTTGCGCCGGGGTGAATTGCTCAATCTCCAAGGCCTGATGCTCAAAGAGTCGAACGGGATTGCACAGCACGTCAAAGGGACCGCAGTGAGCGGGCTTGTTAACGGCGCGCTGGCAGTTGGTGCGACTGCTGTTGTGTTTGACGGTGCAACGGCTGGCTCAACTGGCTACAAGGCCGGCGACGTTGTTACTTTTGCAGCCGATGCGAACAACAAATACGTTGTTGAAACCGGACTTGTCGGAACCTCCGGCACGATCACCCTTGCCGCACCCGGCCTTCGAGTTGCAATTGCTGACAACAACGCCATCACCGTCTTGAACGACTCCGCCAAAAACATTGTCTTCCACCGCGCTGCTTGCGAGCTTGTTATTCGCCCGCCTGCAATGCCCCTTGGTGGCGATGCCGCAATCCAGCGCGTTACAGTGCAAGATCCGTTCTCTGGCATTGTTTACGAAATCGCGGTTTACAACGGCTACGGCAAAAAGATGTTCGACATTACGACTTTCTATGCTGCCAAAGTTTGGAAGCCGGAATTCGTCGCAACCTTGCTCGGTTAATCTTCGCAGTGGGGCCGGTTCGCTGGCCCCATCACCAAGGCTAAAATAGGAGCTTACTATGTCAAAAGAAAACATCGGGGCGCTTGGCGGCGACGATCACACACCATCAGACACGGCGATCATCGGGCGGCACACGCGCGGGTTCCAAGTCGCTGTTGCTGGGGCTGTTGCTCTTGGCTATCCTGACGGCACAACTCAGGCTTGGCCTGCATGTGTCGCGGGGGTCCTGCACGCGCATGATGGCTTTAACCGCATTCTGGCAACGGGAACAGCGGCAACCGGCATTGTTGTGGCTTACTGATGATCCTCGGTCTCGGCCTTGGGCTTGGCTTCAGAGTGCAGGCAGGCGGTGTTGCATATTCACCTGCCCCGTTGTTTGCCGCTGGTGAACAGGGCGCGTGGTATGATCCGTCGGACTTGTCAACGCTGTTCAAAGGCGATGCCGGGACTGATCCGGTGACTGCCGACGGTGACGCTGTGTCGCGGATGCTTGATAAATCTGGGCGCGGGAATCATGCGACACAAACCACAGTTGCAAAACGCCCTCTATACCGAACGGCGGCGGGGCTTTCCTGGCTTGAGTTTGACGGGACCGCCGATTCAATGATTACGCCGTCAATAACGCCCGGCGCTGATAAAATGCAGACGTTTACCGGGCTGCTTAAAACCGACAGCGCCCCAAGGATGGTTTTTGAAACATCTAATAACGCAACATCAAATAACGGCTCATTTTACGTTTTGGCGGGCGAGGATAACGTTGCAAGGTACACTGCACTCGGCGGCGGAACCGGCGCGGCATCTGCTAGTGTTCGAGTAGCAAGATTGACCGCCGCGTCCTCTTACCCCGAAACATCCGTTATTACATCAACGGCAGACATTGCCGGGGATTCAGTGCATATCAGGAAAAACGGCGTCGAGGGCGTTGCTGCAACGGGTGACATGGGGACGGGCAATTTTCTTGCTTTCCCGATTAACATCGGCGCAAGGCAGCAATCACAACTATTTCTAAACGGCAATATATATCAGCTCGTCATTCGTTTCGGCCCTAACCTTTCGGCGGGGGAGATTGACGACGCTGAGACGTTTGTTGCGGGCAAGGCAGGGGTTACTTTATGATCCTTACAATTTCAGTGCCGGATTTGCATGTTGCTGATGCCAACCACTACGCGATGGTGCTTGGTTATAGGGCCGCCGATGCTCTCACGTATGGCCACAGGCTGTGGCTGGATAGTGTCGGCAATGGTTACGCGGCGGCATCTCTTCCAATTTCTGACACGTTCATCGGTACGGCAACGTCATTGCTCGCACGCCCTACTTGGGACGCTGCACAGATCATTGATATGAGCGCCGCCCGTCGCGCTCAAGCGCTTGTAGTGCTGTGGCTTGCTGGGAGCGCATCAACCGCCCCACAGGCAAGCCCTGACGCTATCACGGCCATTGGCGGGATGAATGCGGCGGATGCTCTTGCATTGATGGGCCTTACATCCGTTATTGAAACAATTTAGGGCGGCATCATGGCACTTGTAACCACTATCGGCGGCGCAACATCAGACAGCTACGGAACGCTAGTCGGCTATGAGGACTATGCCGCAGCGCGGGGCCTAACGCTTGCCCTGACCGACGCATTGAACGAAATAAACCTGCGCAAGGGCGCAACCGGCCTTGATCGCAAGTTCTCATTCATCGGAATGCAGCAATACCAATTTCAAGCGCGCGCATGGCCTCGGTTAGTAAACGACCTAGTCGACGACTGGCCGATTGATCCTGACACAATTCCGAATAATATCATCTATGCGCAGTATGAGTTTGCTTATCTGTTGCAGGGCGGTGTTGACCCATTCGCAACAATCACAACGAGCAGCACGAGCGAAAGCATCAAGGTCGGTCCGATCACGATTTCAGGCGACACGCTGCCAACATCAACGCCCCGCTTGGTTGCGCTTGAGGGGCTGTTGCGCGGGTACATTAAGGGCGGGCCCGGCATGGCGCGCATGGTGCGAGGCTGATGGCAACAATTCGCAGCCAAGTCACAGGGGCGTTTGATAAGCTGGCCTCACAGCAGCCTGACGTGATCCAGACGGGAACCATTCAGCAGCCAACGCCAACGGCGTCAGGCGGCGGGCCAAGCGATCCTACGGGCGGCACGGCTGGCACTCCACCAGATCCGGTGTCGGTTCGCATGGCCGTGTTCGAGATTGCAGAGCGGCGCATTGACGGCACCAACATTCAGGCCGGTGATTATCAGGTGATAGTAGAGCCTGCATCCATCGAGGTTACACTTGAAGATCTGATAATCTGTCAACAGGGAACGCTTACCATTGCAGTCCTTGGGCGTGTGGCATCTGGCGGCGAGACTGCGCTCTACGATATGGTGTGCCGTGGCTAGTTTTGAAGATCAAATGCGCCGCATTGAGATCAACACAGTGCGCAGGCTGGATCTGTTCGGGCGTAAGATTGCTTTGGAGTTATTCCGGCGGGTCATTTACAAAACCCCTGTTGATAGCGGGCGCGCGCGGGCAAACTGGCAGGTCACCATCGGATCGGCAGCAAGCGGTACAGTTGAGATTGATGACACTAACGGCACCGCCACAATGACAAGGGCAACCGCAGCGAGCCGCGGCTTTAGGGCAGGCGATATTATCTACCTGACCAACAACCTGCCCTATATTATGAAGCTGGAAGAGGGCGGTTATCCTGACGGGCCTAAAACGGTTGGCGGGTTTTCGCGTCAAGCCCCTGCGGGCATGGTCGCGCTGACGGTTCAAGAGTTTGCAATGGTCGTCAATCAAATTCTGGTAGAAGTGAGAGACTCATGAGCAACGTAGACAGTGACATCACGCAAGCCCTGAACACGCAAGCCGAGGTCATGATTGCAGCTCTTAGCTACCCTGCAATCTGGGCTGGCAAGGGCGGTGACACGCCTGCGGTTGAATACGTGACAATCCAGCAATTGCGCAATGACGATGTGCCTCTTGGGTTGTCAGATCAGGTCTACACGCGGCAAGGGTTTTTAATCATCACGCTGGTTTCCGATCTGGGCATTTACGACGTGGTGGCACGCAAGCGGGCCGGTGCCATTGCGGCGT